CAGCCTCTTTCCTTCCATTTGGTTTTTTAGGGCCAAATGGCTTATTCCTGTTTTCAATTCCTTCTTGGGTAGGGGAGTTAAACTGATTTAAAGAATGAATTATAGAAGATTCAGGAATCCAAGCAGACACAACGCCGCCTCCAGCCGTAGCGAAGTCGTAAGGGACATCGTATTTTGGAGTCCAGCTTGTTCTTTCTCCAACTTCATATTTTGTGTAGCCGTTTTTGTGATCATGAGCGCCCTTATACTCCTTTCGCCCCATCCCCCTGTGCATTAAAAACAATCTCTCGCCAGTTTTGGGATCTTTTCTTACATGAGTTTTTGCTGCAAGCTTATTCAAAGCTCTGAGTCTGGCGGCACCCTCCATTTTGGGCAAAGAATCTCTCATTTCCGACATCTCTTCATGAGTCCACATTCTTTGTTTTGTCTGTGTAGTCTCGTTTTCTTTAGATAATGGATTGAAAGGATTGCGTCTTTGTAAAGAACCCTTTTGAAGGTCTTTATTTTCTTCGGTTATAACTATACCCCTTCTATTCATGGCGCTCTCCTAAATCAACAAATGTATCTTCATTTTGTTTAATATAATCCAAAGTCTGCAAATATCTTGCGCGTTCTTCTTCATTTTTAATAGCGTAAGCTTTGGATATTTCATCCCAAAAAAACTCTTGGGCGTAAGTATCGTCTTCAATAGATAGTTCAACTCCACTTAGGTAAAGCTCTACAACTTCTTTAACTGTCATTTCGGTAATATGCTTCATACTTTCCCCTTGGTTGGAAAATGTATTGATATATTTCTAGGCCCAATACCTTGTGTATGAGATTCCCTATGAACAGTGAGTCTATCGGGATGAGATGTATCAAGTTTAACACTTTTTGAGTTAGAAAGCAACTCTGCCAAGTGACGCGCCCTAACCTGTTGTTTTCCTTTTTCTGCAGTAGGTATAAAGTGCCTATTAGGATCATTAACTACTTGATATACCATGTTAGCATAGGCTTGCTTATGGGTATCTGGCAAGGAATTAAGAATTTTTTGATGGGCGGCTTTATTATTGATTATCTGATCTACTTTTTTGGCCTTTTCTGGACTATGCGCCCACATCATAATCCCACTTGGATGGCGCTTACTTTGCCAGCTAGAGTTAGTAGGATGAGTAACCCCCTCTTCCTCTGGAGGCATAGCTTTATTTAATTCGTCTTCATCCGTAAAAAACCAAGGTTCATAGACCTCTGATTTACCAAAAAAATCCTGAACATGAGAAAGCCCATGTTTATTTACAATGTGTCTAAATATTCTATCTATTTTATTCTTCATTTGTATTTACTTTATATTTTTTAAATTCTTAGCAAAGTCTAAAATGGCCTTCCAGCTTTTCTTGGCGTGTCCCATAAGTTCTTTTTCTTTATTTGCAAATTCAGGGTTTGTTTTTCTCATTAAATCTCTAGTTTTGGGGTCGTGCAACATCTCATATAAGTGCGGAGCGTACTCGCTATGATGAGCTTCAGGGCTGTAGCCTACTTTAGACATGTGGATTGCTAAGTGATCTCTAATATCTGGATGGATTAGCTGATTAATTCTATCTTGAGCGTGATTGCTTATTTTGTATCCATACTTTTTGCCTAAATCGTCTAGAAGTAGATGAATTGCCTCATGTTGCCTTCTGGCTCCTGTAGGATAGTTGCCTTCTCCAGCCACCATACCGACTGGTTTTTTGATCAAATCCCCCTGACCAACCAACCCTATGTGAGTGAATTGCTCTTTAGGCATATCATAATCAAATTTTGCTTTGGCGGCAGAAATATTTTCATTTATTGTTTTTTCATCAAAGGGTCTTGCTGCTTGATAAAATTTCTCCTTAATAAGCGTATTATAGGGGTCGCGTTCTGAAAATACAGAATTTGCTGCAGCTTTCCGACCAAACATTTTTGCTTGTCTTTCAGTATCAATATTTTGTATTTCTTGATCGGGTCTAGATGTAACTTTAGGAAAGTTTTTAAATTCAGGCAACCCTCTCGACATTTTTTGAAGGTTGGGCTTACTTTCTTCTAAAATATCAGTCTTTTCTAAGCTTGATCTACAAATTCCATCGATCGTTTCTTCGTTACCGCAAATGATACATCTGGGGTGTCCGTTGGGGTGAGTATATTTAGCAGCTTTAAATTTGTGTTTTTTAGTCGCTTTTAGCTTTTTTTTATTTTCTTTTATTTTAAGGTTTTCAGCTTCTATTTCTTTTTCGTTCTTAATTATCCCCTGTGGGGTGTGATTTTTCTTTTTTTTAGCTTTTTGAATTTGTTCAGATTTATTAATTTTTTCTCTGTTTGCGTAGAATTTTCGACCCTCCCCAGAAAGGATGGGGCTTGTTTCTACCTTTTTGCCCACCTTGCTTTCTATAAAATCATGAGCGGCAGAAGCTAAACCCTTTCTTCTATGGTCTTTATGGGTCAGCAAAGCTGATGCGTAAAAATCGGGTAATTGTGGGTTTCCTTTTTTACCTTCAATTTTTTCTGAAAAAAAGTATTTTCCAGCCAAATTTCCATCTTTGTCGTGAGCATAAACGGTATGGCTAATGTAATCAGGAGTAAATCTTTCGTCTATATCTTGCTTGTGTGTAAAAGTGTATCCTTCTTTCTTCCAATCGCCACGTTCACCTTTTTTCATATCCTTTAGGGTTTTTTGTTTTTTGGATTTTTTCACCCGTTCAGGTATATTTTTTGGGGTTTTACTTTCCCACTCTTCAATACCCTTTTTACCGCCAAACTTTTCGGGGTTGGCATAAGCAAACCTCCTCTGCGCCTTACTAGAGAAGGGTTTCTGCAAGTCTGCCGTTAAACTTTCTTTCTGCAAAGCCTCTCCCCCAGTTAACGTCGATGGGGCGCCTGATGGTATTCCAGCGGTGAGGGTTTTTTTAAGATTAGGTTTTTGCTTTTCATTTGCTGCTAGCTTATTATATTTAATATCCAATCCGCCGCTTTTGGCTTTTGCTTTTTCATTTATCTTTTGATTTACATTGGAAACATCTACTTTATCGTAATATCCGTCGCTACCTTGCACATCTCTAACTGTATCCCCTCTTAAAGCTTCGTAGCTACTGTGAGGTAGTGATAGTTTAAATGCTGTTTCTTTATCCAACAATTTATGCGGTTTTGTATGGTTGACTATAACCTCTTTTTCACGTTTTAATCTACTAGAGAGAGGTTGATGTTTTCCTTTAAATTTAACCCCTGTCTGCATGGGAATGGAGTGGATATCATCTTCAGATATATAGGCAGATATAACATGATTCCCGCTAGGGTCATTAGAAAAATTATAAGCAACGCTGTGGTCTGGAGTCCAAGAGGACATTTGAAGATCTGGAGAAGTGTGGTGTTTTGTTTGTTTGCTTTCCTCATCTACATATTTCTTATATTCTGTAGGCCCAACCCCTCTATGTAATAGATAATGCCTTTTGCCGTTTTCATCTATTTTAACGTCTGTCATTCCCGAAAGCTTATGTAAAGCTCTAGCTCTGGCATTTCCTTCTATCCTAGGTATTTTTTTTCTATCCTCAGGAGATCCAGATCCATAAATCCAATTTGCCAATTCTTCTGGCAATTCTTGAGATTTAGGATTAAAAGGGGTTTTTCTTTGCAAGCTTCCTTTAGCCAAATCTATAGCAGCTTTTTTAAGGGCTGAACCAAGGCCCATATATGTTTTTTCTGAAGCGGCTAAAAAATCTTCTGCATTAAATTCTTTTTGCTGTTTTTTGGGTTTTTCTAGTTGCTTTTTACCCCCATCCTTAGACAGTCCAAGCATCTTATGAGCTGGAGACAAAGATTCCTGATCAAGCTGTTGCGGCTTGACATCTGGATGGTTAGGATTATACTCCATAGCCTCATAGGCGTCAGCAATAATTCTACCGTGCTCTGGATTAATTTTGACTTTGGATAGATTGTCGTCATTATTCATGATTTTTTCAACAATTTCTTCTAATTTCAATAACTTATCAAGGTTCATAAATTCCTCTTATAAGTTAAAGATTGTCATATCCAAGCATTTTCTTGATTAAAGAGATATTGACGGTATCTTTTATAACATCTTGATTTTTAAGATGTTTTTTAACATACAGAATTTCGGCTTTGATTAGGGTTGTGGCCAGTTCAATGCTCTTTTTTAAATCAATTGGATTTAGGTCATAAACGTGCCCTTGTAGCTTTTTGGGCTGTTCTAAGGGCTTGCCAAGAAGTTCGTCGTATTTGTGAGGAACAGGGGCAGATTCTACGTTATCTTTAGGCAGGCTGAGGTTTTTTGCACCAAAAACGTGTGAGATATTTTTAATATTTTCAGGAGTGTCTAATTCTATTGTATTTTTGTTTCCTATACTCCTCCAAATATTATAGTGGTTCTTGGCCATATTTAAATGGTAGTCAGAAGCACCCTTAAAAGCTGGATTTTGAGAAAAAGCGCTATAATGCTCTAAATGGTGCTTTATTGCCTGTTCATGTTTCTTTTCTCTTTCTTCAGGAGTCTCTTCCTTTCCTACTACAAAATACCTCTTACCATATTCCGTCAAGGGCATCTCTTCCATTTCGACAGGTTTAAATCCCATATTTCTAGGGACTTTTCTATAGCTGTCGTGATATACAGTATGAATCGTATCACTTCCTGTATGATTAGCCTTGCTTTCTGGGGAGTGTGTGTAAACTTTTTCGGCACCATGTTTCTTAGCGGCCTTTAAAACTGCATTTAAAAGGTTTTCTCTCCAATTTGAGTGAATTTTTTCAATTTCAGCTATATGTTTAGCTTCACTCTCCCTTCCGTTTTGTTTAAGATATTCCCTTACCGTTTTGCCGTAATCTGACTGAAGCTCACTAATCATTGGCTTTTTGGGGTTGGTAAAGTCCACTCTAGCCCACGCAATTGTGTTTTTGTTCGTTGGATGGCCGCTTCTTTGAGAGAGTTCTTGTATTTTTTGAAATGTATTATAAAGCTCAGGGTTTTTTTGCAAAGCCTTGATGCTGTCGTCAGAATGATCTAATCTAAACACAACCTCATCTTGCTTGTTTGTGTTTTGCATTTGATCTTGACCCCATTTTTTATAAGTTATGTCATACTTTGTTTTTGGAATTTCGTCTATTTTTTTTTGTATTTCTTCCGAACTGAGCCTACCTTTATCACCAAACATCTTTTTCCAAATATCTTTCTGATTAGGGAATATTTTGTGCAAGGTTCCAATATCAATACTGCCACCCTTGGCGTCGGCATAATCCTTAGCTAGTTCATAGTGATGTTGGTTTTCGCCGTAAGAATGCTCATACTCTCTTTTAGGAATGTATTTGTCAAGAAATTTACCTTCACCACTATCCTTTATTTTTTTAATTTTAAAATTTGCAAGATCTGCAAAATTAGGAATATGTGGACGCACATGTTCAGGAACAAAATCAGGATCTTGATGTGAATTTTCATATAGTTCCGCTACGTGGTCTTCAGCATTTTCTTCTAAATAAGATTTTCTAGCTTCTTCCATCGCTTGTTCGTAATCAGGATGCTCATGGTAGTTTTCGTAAAGATGGTTTTCATCAGCTATGTCATAACGGTTATCTTTCCAGTGCTTGAGTCTCCAATCGTTAGCCGCCTCCTCAAATCTGTCATCATAATCAGGGTGATCAGTAATAGTTAAGGTGGGGTGATTGGCATAGTCTATTTGAGAAGGGCCTCCGTACTCGTCCAACTTATCATAGACTTTTTCCATGTCAATATAGTCTGCTTTTTTATCATAAAGTTCGGGCAGGCCTATTTCTGAAGGGTGCCTGTAGCCAGTTATTTCTTCAAATTCATCTAAATCTATCGCACGACTTCTGTCGTATTTTTGTGCCAGTTTGTCTAGGGAGTCAAAGTCAGCTTTTCCTATGTTTTGTTTTGAATTTGGATTGTCAACTTTCCAATTATATTCTTTTGCTAAATTTTCATGTATTTCATCAATATCATCATACTTAGAGCCCATTATTGTTAAAATATCATCATCATTTAAGGTATTTAAATAATCTTCGTAAGGAAATATTGCACTAGCATGTTCGTCAATCGCTCCGTTATCGTACCCCTCTTCTATTATTTCTTGTTTAACTTCTTCGGGTAGATCTTCATGAGTGTAGATATTAAACTCTTCTTTATTTTTTTCGTTTAATTCGTCTGTGCTATATCCATGATGGTCATCATCATTCTTCCATTTTTCAAACATCTCGACAGCATGTCTTGGGTCTATATTTTTGTTTTTGTGGTACATGTCGTATTTTTGATCAAAATCGCCATGTCTTTTAATGTGCTCAACGTGAGAATCGTCTAAATGTTTAGATCTGGAAATTAATTTAGCTACTTTAGCGTCATAACCTTTCCCTACTCTCCAGTTATCCCAATTTTCGTCGCCAGTTTTTTCGGGGTCGTAAGCTTCACCACCAGTAATCCCTAGTTTGCTGTCAATGTAGCTCTTCCTGTCTTCTGGACTAAGTTTGTCTAAAATTTTATCCAGTTGTTCATGATGGGTAATGTAGTTTTTAAAATCAGGGTGCTCAATTATTTTTTTTGCGCTAGTTGGAGTTAAACCTTCGCTGTGCCACCTTGCTATACCAAAAAGAGCATACTGTGGAATTTTTTCAAAAATATGATCTCTAGATAGGATATGGTTAAGGAACCTTTCGCTATTTATTGCAGGACTTTTTGACTTAAGAATTTTTTCGATATGCTCAGGATAATTTTCAGCAGCCATTAAAACATGTTTTTCTTCTAAATTTGGATTTGATAAAACATAGTTTTCAATGTTAGGAGTAAACTCTACTTCCTTGCCCTCGCTGTCTTGTGCTGTGTATTTAGCATTATAAGGATTATCTTTACTACTTAAAATTTTGTCGTAAGTGGAGGAGGGGAGTTTTGCATATTGAAGCAATGTTTTTATTATTTCTCCCGCCCTTCTTCTTCTAGATCTCGGAGCTTTAGTATTTCTAAAAAGTTTATTTGCATGATCCAAAGCTATTTGTGCAGCTTCCTCTGGAATATTTTTTTCAGAATCGTTATTAAAAAACAAATTTTCCGCATCCCTAATTGAATGATTGAAAGGGCGCTGTCCATGATCGTTTCCAGCAAGATAGGCGTATAGCTCTCTTCCCGATAAAGGTTTACCTCTTTCATTCAATATATTATGAAGTTTAGCCCCACCCCAAGCCTCCATGACACGCCTATCTACTGGAGCTTTTTTCTTGATTTTTAAATTACGATTAGCTTCGAGAGTGTCACCCTCTAATTTAGGATGTTCTTGTTTAAATAAATTTTTAAGTACACTTTTTGATCTCATCATTTTTTACCTAGATCATAAGCCAAATTAGCCAAAAAGTTTGGATCGTGATGCCCAAATTCTTGTGCGTATTGTTTTGCTGATTGCTGCAAATTGTCCATTTTATGTCTGTCGATAGCGCTAGTCTGTTTAAAATCTTCAGGATGTAACTGATGTTTTTCATAAACTGGCATGGGATAGAACATAGCTATAACGTCAGGTAGGCTACTTTTGCTATTAAAAAACCCATGATACCCTCTGTTTTTAAGCTCTTCATGAATATCGTCGTTAGTAACCGCCCCACGGTTAATTTGTCTTTTATCAGCTTTAGCTTTTGCTGCTGCCCTTACACCTTCAGTGTCTTCCCCCAAATCGTACAATCTATGTCCATGATCTAGTTTTGTTACATATTTGGCTTTTGCGCCAGTCGTAACAACCTCTTCTGGCTTAGCGCCCTCTCTGTAGAAAAAAGCAAGCTTATGTTCAGGTGCGCCACGCTTAGCTTCCATTCCGATATTTCTTTTACCATGAAAAGAGGGGGATATTTCTTGCAAATTTTCTTCAGGACTGTAATGAACAAGGTTAATCTCTTGTCCAGTATGTTCTGATTTTCTAATATTATTAGGTATATAAACTCTTTTTTTTATTTCACTTTTAAAAAGCTTTTCCTGTCTAAAATGCTGCCTCAGAATAGATTTGTCTTGTGGGTACAAATTTTTAAAATCTAAGGAATGGGCAAACATTGTGCCATCTTCCATAGTAGAGAAGTTGTCTTGAGGAGCTACTATAGGTATAGACGTTCCATGACCTTTATGATGTTTTCCCTCGTTTTCTCCGTTGACATAATGATATTCATGCCCGCCATTTCCATCAGAATAGATAACGCTCTCTTGCCCTGTCATCTTGGCAAGGCCCATTAAAGCTTTTACAGCCGCGGGGGATGGGTTCTCTACCATTATGGAATTTTCAATTTTGCCGTCGTATTTTCCCTTAAGAGGATGCACCTTAAAGCCTTTAGCCCTAAGATCGTTGATCGTATCTTCATGCGTGGTTTGATGCGAAACCTCAAATTTGGGGTTTTCAACACTAAAAAGGAAGTGCGGCTTTTTATTGTAAAGCGGGTGGTCATTTTCGTTTTTGTAAAGAGATGAAAATTGCTTTTCTTTTATTAATTTAAGTATTTTTTTGTGTATCATAATTAAAATATACCATAAATATGGAATTATACAAGAAAGATTGCTTTTTTGCTAAGTGCTTGATATCTCATTTTGACAAAATTTAGGTTTTGACACAGCGTATAGTTATGGTAAAATGGAGTAATCACAAACAAGATCTATGTTAGACTAAAAAATAAAACGGAGCTTAGTATGAAGGTTAGAGTTTACAGAAATTTACATAAAAAATGCTTATCTGTACAGCATAAAACCGCTAAGGGTTGGAGACTGTGGAAACATGTTGATAGGGCAAATCTTACAAATGTTGAATTTAAAGTTTACCAAAATGGTAGAGAGAAGGTACTTAAGGAAAAGCAAAAGAATGTGCATGCTTTTGTTATTGGGGAGTGGGAGGAATCGGATCTTGTTATAAAAAATCCTAAGGCTGTATATTACAACCCATACCAAACCAGCCAGTTTGTCTTGTTGTCTAGTGGGGAGGAAATTTTAAACGCTAATATGGCGATAGTTGAGCCGCACAAAGTGGTTGTTGACTAGATATTAGAAATAAAATATCTATTATTAAATATCATTTGAATTTTCGATAGCATGCGCTCTCTTCGTTGATTAAGTGCGTCTATCCTTGCTTGATAGATTTGGGGCCCTGCAGAGCTGGAGCTTTGAGAAATGCCGTCTTGAGATAGGGATTGGCTGGTAAACGTATTTTGATTCTGTTTTGCGGACAGGATTTCAGTAGCGGCGGAAAGTCCCACAAGGTCGTTAATTAGTACGGGCAAATTCCCCTCTTTATCTCCAAAACCTACAATCGTCTTAACTTCAAAGAACGCAGGTATCCAACGAGCAAATCCGATGGCTTGCAAAAAAATCGAATTTCCAGTGGTATCGCCTGTTTGAATGTTGCTTCCGCCAGCAATTGTAGAAAGAAGCGGGAGGAAGTTAATCTGAGATTTGGTCTTAATATTGCCTTTCTCAATCCATTCTTGGGGTGCTCTCCAAACGGTTTGCCCGTCTGAAGATACAATTTCTACCGACACAACGGATTGGACTGGGCGCCTTTCACATTTAAAGTGCCAGTAATTGTGGATATGGTTGTACTCGTATGGCTTTCTTTCCGTCACTTCAATGGGCCACAAAGGCATGTTAAGGAGCAGCTCTATTTCTTGGATAGCAAGCCAAATCTCCTGTTTAATCTCATCTTCGCTATAGTCTGAAATATCAACGCCATGAAGATAGCGACTTTTAAGTTGGGCGGGTGTAATTAGCGGTTCAACTCTGCTAAAAAGATCGGACGTTTCAGATGCCGATTGAGGGTATGACTTAGTTTTGTAGGTTCTTCCTTTGCTGGCCATTAACAACCTCCTACATCATTAAGTTCAACAGAAATCGCACCTCTAACAACAACTCTTTTAGTGTTGGTTCCCTCAGTTAAAGTAAAAATGAAATTACCAGTACGGGGTAATTGATCGTCATTTAATTGTACTTTCCAAATTGACCTATCTTCAGGAAATGGTTGTGTAGCGTTTACAGTGAACTTTTCATCATCAAACAAGCTATCAAACTCTACCTCAATTGTTGCTCCGACGGCAGGAATATACCTTAACGGATGATCTGGTAAAGATTCTGAATCTTTTCCGTAGGTTAATTTATTTAAATCAACTAGACGAAAATAAAATTCGTTTGTGCTCCCTTCCAAAATATAGACCTGATCTTCATATTGAAAATGATTTACATTAGCTACATTTTTAAGCATTTTTGCACTTAAACGCATATTAGTTCTCCATGTAATACTCTAAAAGTATATTATCCTCAATCGGAATGTGCAAATCCTCAACCACTTTGGATGGGTCTACGTAGATTAGCTCTTTAAATTCTTTGTCAGGGTCTTTAGAAGGGTCTGGTTTAGATTTTGTATCAACTTCTAATTTGAAACCGTAAACCAGCACTTTCCGATCTTTTTTAAACCTTGCATTGATCATTTCAATTTTTCGTGGTTCAAGTCCTGTTTCCTCGATACACTCTCTAATAGCGCCCGTAAAAGGATCTTCCCCTTCTTCGATTTTTCCGCCCGGATTTGCCCACTTACCCGAATCTGTTCTTTTGCCCATAAGCATATTTCCTTTATCGTCTTCGATAAGTAGGGCAGCGTATCTTTTAAACTTCTTCATAAAAATTTTCTTTAGTTTCAACATATTCCACTTTCCAGCCCTTGTGGTGTGCGGGCACTGTCAAAAAACACTTTCCGTTTCGGCCATATGTTTTTAATGGCTGACCTTTTGCTACTTTATGACAATGCGATCTATCCAGTCCATGTTCTTTCATAAAATCGGTAGGTATATCTGGAATATATGTTTCCCCATCTTTGGTAAATCTCATAGGTCTTGAGTTGAATTTTCTTAATTTTGAGTAATCAACATTTAACTTTTTACCCTTTCTATTTTTTGACATTTTTTCTAAAGTAATTTCAGAAAATTCAAAGTTTTTTCCGCCAGTAGTCAGGTTATATCCATTAGGCGCTAAACAATTAAATTCTTTAATCCAAAACTGCTCTCTTTCGTTTAAGAGATGCGGTTCGCACTGCTCTACAATCTCTACCTTAAAGTTTTTATCTCCGTATTTTAAAATAGCTCTATAAAGGTAGGCACTAATTTTATTAATTTGACCTTTTTCTAGTTTTCTGGCGTCTTTTCTATGCGATTTCCATCTGCGAGAGGCTGTTTGTCTTGTCTGACCAATATATATCATGCCGTTAACGGTATTGGTTATTTTATAAATAACGTTTTTTTTATTTAAGTGAGGTTTTTTTGAATAATCTATTTTGTGCATTTCCAACGTTTCCTTGCTTTGCATGCTCTTTTTTCAGGATCTTTTTTACAGTCTATATTGTGCATATCAATTTGACCTTTATTTCTTGCACAAAAAGATTTTTTTCTTTTCCCACCTTCGGGCTGGGGTCTTTTTAAATTAGATCCCGTTGCTTTATTGTAGGCTTTTCGACCTTTTTCGGTCAAACCGCCCTTGTCTGATTTATGATCCGCTTTAAACTTGAAATCTTCAGACTTGCCCATCTTTTTGGATTTTGGAAGTTTAGGGATAACGGACTTAATATTTTTCATTTTTTGATTATGGATTTCTTTTAAATGCTTACGTTGACCTTCGTCGAGCGGCTTAAAATTAGTCAGGCCAAATCTCATGCGTTTTTTATCTGCCTGTTTAATTCCTGATTTTGGGTCGGCATAATTTCTAGCGCCAGCTTCGCTTGGGCTATGTACGTTTTTATTTTCGTTTTCTTCTGCGCTGGCAGCTCTTTCGGCTCTAGTTTTTTGTTTTTCTTTTTTTGTCTTGCCTTCGCTTACCTTTGCCTTTTTTATTGGCTGACAGCTTCCTTTAGAGTAGGGTTTTTTGCCGGGCGTTGGCTCATACCCTTCCCAACACCTACCTTTTTTACTTTTTTCAAAAAGATCCTCTAACTCATTTTCTTGTTTTTTCATGTCAATATAAACATAAGTTTTAGCAACATTTAAAACATCTTCTTGAGAGAGGTGAGGTTGATTTTTCTTAATAGTTTCGATAAGCAAGTCTTTATGTTTAAAGACATCCCAAGTCTCGTTAATTATGGATTTTAGAATTTTATTTTTTTTCATTGAAGTCAATCCATTTTCCTCTTTGTGAGGTATTAATCTATATCCACTGCTTTCTATTTTTTTGGCTCCTCCATGTTTTTCATTAATTTCTTTTAATGAAAGCGGAGTTGAAGTGATTCTTTGTTTGCCCTCATATATGTGGTATTTATCTTCTTTTTTTCTCATAATTTTAGTTTTTACAGCCTTTCTTAATGGGTTTTCTGTGTCGATCTCTTTTTTCCAAGTTTCGGGGTCTTTGTAAATAGAGGCCCCAGATCTCACTTTTGGTTTATTGTGTAAAATTCTATCTCCAACTTTAGCCCTTTCTGGGGCTTCAGCCATTGAACTGAATATCCTTTTAGGTTGTGTTTTAATTCCTTCCCTGTGCTCGCCAGTAGCGGTGGTAATAGGAGTATAATCTCTTGTACTTTTTTGCCCCGTTTTAACATTTTTAACGCGAGCTAACTGCTTGAAATATTTAGTGCCTGATTTTTTAAGATCAGCTTCTTCCGCCATAGATTTTTTCATAGAATCTTGTACTTTTTTCTTGGCAATCTGCGGAATAAACTTATCAGCTTGCTCGTCGGTTAGCAATTCGGCAATACAAGCCTTATTGCAGGGGCGGTGGGTGTAAGCCCAATCACGGGCAATACACTTCTTAATTCTATTCCCTTCTTTATCAAGACGACTACCTTCGATCGACCACCAGCTCATGCCGTTGGTTTTATCAGTGTCTAGGTGTTGATCGAATTTAGCTTGGGCAAGGGCGTCTTTAGCGCCTTGATGTCCCATTTTATCAAATAAGACTGCCGCAACATACATGTAAGGGCGTTTTCTGGCCTTTTCCCAAAAATATTTATGAAGTTCGTGTTCGCAGTCGGACTCTTTTAGAATTTTTTTGCAATCTACAATCTTTCCAATAACTTGGGAGCTATTATCGTTCTTATGTTCAAAATGCACCTTCCCATCCTTAAGAAGGGAGCTGTGATCAATCCCTTTTATTTCTATAATTTCACCAGAACTATCGATATCTTCTGTTGCGCCAATTCCAGCAAGAAAAGAACCAATTTCACTGTTTTTCATTTTTTACCTCTAAAATATACAATAAAGATTGCTTTTCCTATTACATTTTTGAACAAAAATAAATATTTTTGCTCTGAACCACAGTCCAAGTATTTAAAATCATTTATTTAATTCTGTAAATGATAATTATTAAATAAAAACGCACATTTACGTGCACAACCCATTTATTTGGAGGAAATCATGACCCCTAGCACAGCTAAAGCGGAATCACTTATCCGCAAACTAGAAGAGCATTTAGGTTTCAGATTGAAAGGCAACTCAGGTCTGGACACTATTCGCGCTCTTAAAGATTCACAAGGATGGCCTGCCATTATTATGTCTGCTGGCGGCAACGAAGCTGCAAACCAACCAGTATGTCTCGTTCGCATTAAAGGTGCCGATGCTGTATCACCTGACATCTTCGGAAACTCTTTCTCTGCTTTTGCGCCACATGCGGTTGATGTTGTGTTCGACGACACAGCTCTTTCTCATAAAGATCTAGCTATTGTTATGCACGAAGTAACCAAGCTTGCTTCTAAAACACGTGTACGTCAAGTTACAGGCGGTACAGCGGTAACAATTTCTTCTGCTGATTCTGCAAGCATTGTTGCTTCTCTTGAGCATGAACTACGTTGGCCAACTAAGAGCGTTTAATATCAACCACTTACTGAATGGAGCAATCTATGAAAAAACATTATACAGAAGAAGATATGCTCAGAGTCATTCAAGAGGTTGAAGCTGAATTTTCACAAGCTCTAGCTAAGGCTGAAGCAGAAGTCAAGCAAGAAGAGGCTGCTAGTGAAAATACTGAAAACGTCGAAGCTGACTTTGAACAAGAGATTGAAGAACTCTATTCTTCTATGGAAAAATCAGAAGCTGAAACTCATTTGAAAGCACTTTCAAAGGTTCTTGGCGTCTCTGAAATGAAAAAGTCCGAGGAGAGTGAGGAAACCAAGCTACTTAAGTCTGAACTTGAAGCTGTTAAAGCTTCTAACGAAGAGCTTAAGAAAAACTTGGAAAAGGCTATTGAAATTATCACTAAGAGTGTTAAGCCAGCCGCTCCACAGCGCAAAGCTATCACTTCTGAAGTAGATTTTATCAAGAAGTCTGAAAACGAAAATACCGCCCAAGAAAAAGATTTTGCAAAACTTTCTAAGTCGGAAATCAAATCAGCTCTTAGCGAAAAAATTCGCTCTGGCAAGCTTGAGAAGAAAGACAAAGAAGCTATTGTAAGTTTTTACGAAGGCAAAACAAACATCGAATCAATTAAACACCTTTTATAGGAGGAAACAATGGTCAGCGAACAATTAACAGACCTTTTGAAAGCGCTAGAGGCGGGTTCTTACAATGCCGCTCCTAGTACGCTTACTCAAGGTGCAGCTCTTCAAATGGAAGATCTTTCACCCGTAATGGAAGTTGTCACTTTTGACGATTCTCACATTAAACTTCAAAAAATGGTTTCTAAGAAATCAGTGAAGTCAACCCTTTTCCAATTTAACCGTCAGCTTGACTACGGTATTTTTGGCGGATCAGCTCAGTATGAGGGCGGTATCGGAGAAGAAGATACTTCAAACTTCGTACGTGCTACAGTTCCTATGGCGTACTACTCAACAACTCGTCGCGTATCAGTCGCTGCTAACCTAGTTGCTACCGTCGATGGCGTAAAAGCTGAAGATCGTGCGGCTAAAGACGCTGCTATGAAGCTTTCTGCTGATATCGAGTTCGACCTTTTCCGCGGTCAGTCTGATTTCTCTAACGCTGGTGTTTTTGACGGAAACCCATTGGCTATCGCTGATATGCCAAATATGCGCGGTGTTGATTCTCAAATTCGTGAGTCAGACTCTATCGCTAACACTCAAGATTTGATGTTTGCTGAATACGGCTCAAATCAGTCTGTTATCGTTGCTGTTAACGGCGCTTTGGCTCAATCAAACATCGAAGATGCTGCTGTTAAGTCTGCTATGCAAATGGGCCGTGCTGATAAGCTCTTGCTCGATCCTATTGCTCTTTCTAAGTACAATAAGATTGCTTTCGCAAAAGAGCGTATCATGCTTGCTGGCTCAGCTCAAGACGCTTCAGGCGCTCAATTGCGTACTCAGTGGACTAGCTCTGCTGTTGTATCTCTAGAGCCTTCTCGCTTCTTGTCTGCTAAAACAGGCCCAGCACGTGCTCGTTTGGGTTCTCCTGCCGCTCCTTCTGCTACTGCCGCTGCTGCTGCTGATGCCGCTTCACAATTGGCTGCTGGCTCTTACACATACTACGTAACTGCAGTATCTGAAAGAGGCGAGTCTGTGAAGTCTTCTAACGTAGTTCAGGCTATCACCCTTGGTCAGCGTTGTGATCTCACCATTAACCAAGTTTCTGGTGCAAAATATTACAACGTTTATCGTTCTAACGCTGGTGGATCTGCTGCTTCAGCTAAATTCATTGGTCGCGTTAAAGATTCAGGCGCTGCCACTACTCTGTTTGTAGACTTGGGCAACCGTGAGCCGGGTTCAATTACTGGCTTCTTGATTCAAGCAGACACAATGGAAATGGCAGAACTTGCTCCATTCACTTCTATGGAACTTGCGGTAAGTAACTTGAGCATGCCAAAAGCATTCTTCCAATTCGTTACTTTGGGTGTTAGACAGCCACGCAAAAACGTATTGATGGACAATATTGCGGCCTCTATCTAATAAGTAATTTCCAATACTTATGAATAAAAACCCCGCTTCGGCGGGGTTTTTATTTTTCTTTGTTTTGCATTGATATAAAAATCAAAAAATTATTCTGAAAAAACAATCTTTTAATAAAAATCACCATATAAATACCCCAAAATGACAATCTTTGATTTAAAGGAGACTTTATGGCAGCAAAGACTTTTACAGGTGCACGTGCGGTAGTGCGCATCGATAATGAAATAGTAGCGATTGCAGAAAGCTACAGCTATACCGTCAATACCCCAATGGAGCCTATCCACATTTTAGGCAGATTTAGCTCATCTGAATTGGTTCCTCTTTCTTATGAAGCGGTACCTATTTCTCTTTCGGGTGTTCGTATTATTGGTGAAGGCCCTCACAAACAAGGTAAAGTTCTCAAGCTTCAAGATCTTTTGAATGCCGAAGATATTTCTATTACAATTTCCGATCGCCAAAACCCAGACGGCCCTGTAATAGCAAATTTTGTTGGTTGTAAATCAACTGGATATTCAACTGGAGTTAGCGCAAAAGGGAGCGCTCGAGTAAATATTAACTATCTTGCTCGTTACATGCAAATTGAGGATGGAGACCAATCAGAATCCGCTGGTGCAGTCGATTTGCCACAGTAGATCGAAAAAGGATAAAATGGAAAATTGGATTAAATCTAGTCTTGTTGGATTAGTGGGAATTTTTGCGCCAATTTACATGGTGATGTTCAGTGCTGGGTTTTTAATTTTTGTAGATTTGATTACAGGCTGCTGGAAATCCGTAAAACAAGGTCAAAAAATTACTTCTGCAGGGTGGAGACGTACAGTCACAAAAATGTGTGTGTATCAAATAGCCCTCATGTCTGGTTTTTTGGCTGAAATTTATTTACTAGATAACGTAATTCCAGTGAGTAAAATTGTAGCATCGGCTATTGGAATGACGGAGCTTCTTTCAATTGTTGAAAACATTGAATTTATTTATGGCGAACCTATCTTTAAAAAATTAATTAAAAAGCTAGGTAGCGTAAATGATAAGCAAGACTAAGTTAAAAAATTAGCCATAGGGTTGGCTAATTAAGGTGTGGTATGGCATTTGAGAAAAGATACGCAGCTATCACAGCTCGCGCTTTTACTTCTAATGGTGGCGCCAATGGCACCGTTCAAATTGCCGACACATCCAATTTTAAAACAAAGCAACATGTAGTTATTACAGCGAATGGAGAGCCAAATTTAGAGCTTGAGGTAAAAGCTGTTCTATCAAACACTATTCTTAAAGTTGGGCCTCGTAACTCCAATATACACACCTTTACAAATATAAGCGCATACACAACTATTAAAAATGCCGCAATTCTTGCGGCGGAACAGCCCCGTCCCGGCATTACTAATCAAGAAATTATCAGAGCGGTTTATGACGAAGAGCCTACGCTGGCTCTACGCAACGTAGTTGTTGATAAGTACGGAAGATATATCGACGAGAGCAACCCTCTTCCCACAACCGCCACTTTAAATGTTGAAAATTTAGAATTAAATGTAAATTTAGACGCTTTTAGTTCTACACCAGATAATTCCTTAACTGTAGGTACTGAGGACGGCACAAAAAACGGAACAAAACACGTACTAAGGGTTGGAAATGACCTAAATCTTAGAGTTAAGGATGAAGAAGCAATAACCAAACTTACAGAAATTGCTGACGCCCTAGGTGAACCGCTAGAAATAGAAAAGCCAGTCGTAGTGGCAGGAACAAGAGACGGAGACCCTGATTCAACGCCTTTTGTTTTAGTTAATAATATAAAAAATCAAATATTACAAGCAGATGATAGAGTGCAAGAAATCACTTACGCCGATTTTGGTACAAAAAATGAAAGAATTGTGCAAATAAAATATACTAGCCCAACATTTCCTTCTGTTGAGGCTATTAAAACAATAAACTATTCTCAAGTAGGGAATAAATATAGAAGAGATAGTATTGTGTGGACTATTAATTAGAGGTGACTATGAAAACTGTTAAAGCCGATTTATTGAATGATGTTGTTAATGTTTACGATCAAACAAAAACTACAATTCAAGGTAGAGTTTTAAACCGTGTGGTGGATGGAGATACGGCTTTAGGCCCATCTTTAAATAAATATGTAGATGTTTTGGCGGACACGGCAGGAATTACCCCAGTAATGTCTTATTTGTCTCCTAACGGCAGACTTTATCATATTGCAGCAAAGGTTGGCTCTATAGCTACCATAACTTGCCATACGGTTAACCTCAACAACGGGGATATATCATACGTCGGTATGATAAGAATGCAGCTTGCCGATACACCGGGAACCACCGCTGTCTACAGAGGGTTTAAGGTAATAGATAACGGTAACGCTGGATTTAGGATTTTTGTAGCAGTTACTGGTTCCGTATTGGTAAATGGTGGACTGTATTGTGTTAACAATGTAGATTTGGCTGATTTTACTCCACTAGCTCCCGGTACACTATTCCCTTTTGCAACAGGCTCAAATCAAAAAGCAACATATTTTTTACAAGATCCAAACAACATAGGAGCTGGACAGCTAAATACTGCCTCAACAGGTGTGATTATTGATGAAGCTAACAACAGAGCTTATGTTCATAACGGTGTTGCAGCTACACATCAATATTACGTTTACTCCACCAACGCAACGTTGAACTGTCCTATAACGGCAGGGAACACCATCAACGACGTAACAGACAGGATAACACAGACCGGACACGGGTACAACAACAACGATCCTATTTTTCTTACAAACTTGTCGGGCGGTGCTGGACTAACCAACAATACGGTTTATTTTGTAAGAAACCCCACAGCAAACGACTATCAAGTGTCAACTGCTCCGGGCGGTGCTGTCATAAACATAACGACGAGCGGTACCGTTGATGTTTGCAGGGCTTTTGGCACAACAGGAGATGCTTTTGTCCATAAAACAGGAAACTTACCTGCTTTATCGGGAACTCTTGTTGCAATAAACTCGGAATATTTTGCGACACCGCAGCACACATCAAATTCAGGTTTTGATTGTGCATTTTTTGCAACATCCACCAATTTGTATTTAGGTAGATTATCAGAACTTACTTCAGGTGCTACAACTTGGCCGTCATTAGTTACATCTAACTTACTTGGTGTAGGAAACGAGATAACCGCCCCGACCTTGGCAAACGCAGCTTGGTCAAATGCTACCGATAGGGCTGTTTATCTAACCAACACAAACTTACTTGTTATGAAACAGGTAGTTAACAACAGCATTGATAAAATTTTTGGCGGAAATACAAACAAATACAGGGAATTGACAAATAGTGAAGTTGTCGATTTTTCTTTTATAGGTGCTGTTTCTTTGGATTTTAGTAATGGTTGGTTGGCTGTTACCGGCAACGCCCCTGTCGGTCAAAGAGGTACTATTATTGCTGATATTAGGTCAGATGCTTTTTTTGACTATAGTTATATCGTAACAAAAGTATTGGACACACCGGATGCGGTTTATAAGTATCTAGCAAGTACAAACAAGCTTTACAAGGATACGGGATATTTAAAAGTATATTATCGCACATCCGGATTTAACACTATAACTGGCGGCTGGCAGCTTATCCCATTTGCTAAAGATATAACATCTTTTGCTGCGGGTCAACAAGTTCAATTTAAAATATTGTTTGATACTTTAAGAATTGGAAGCGCAATTCCGGCCCAGTTAACAGAATTTTTCTTAGGTATTCAATCCAATAATGAAATTTCAGATAACTGGGAATTTTCTGATGATTTTTCAGATAACAACGTACCGTCCAGAACAGCATTCAGGCTTAAAAAAGCATATGTTGGGTCTGTTCCAACTCTCTACTATAGAGCGTATGATTTAAACGGAACTTTAATAGTAAATCACAACACCAACGCAAATGCGTCGAATTTCCAATATTTAACTGATGGTGGAACAACTTGGCTCGCACTTGGTACAATTCCGAACACTGTCGGAACGTTAGTCAGATATACATTTACAACGCCGCCGGGTGTGGATGTAAGACCATCTCTTAGAAATAATTAGTAGGAGATTTAAATGCCTAATTTTTTAGTTGAAAATAATTTTTATCAGGGCACGAGTCAGGCTTGTATTACAGACCTGACTCCACCTACTTTTGCAGGTATTAACTTTTTAGATGTTGAGTCGAGGGGGCAAATTCGAGTAAAGTGGCTTGCAGCAACGGACCCAACACCGCCAATTAGGTATGAAGTGTACATAAAAGCAAATAACAACGTAAACCTATTTAACACCGCAAATATCGTTGCTATAACAGATAAGCTCCAGTATGATATTTTTACTCTACCCGACGGCTCTTTCTTACAAAATGGAACTACTTATCATGTGGGAGTTAGAGCAATAGACGGTGTTAATAATAGAGACAACAATACAGTAAGCCAAAGCGTCATCTCTACTGGTATTCTTACATCTATTGATACTTACACTGTAGAAGGCTCTTTCGCAGTCAATGGAAGTAATCAATTCATATTAAAAGCATGGGGGAACAAAAACGGAAGTCTGGCTATTTCCCCGGGTGCTGTTATGGGAGCCGCGAGTTATCAAGTTTATGATGGCGCAGGTAACGCTGTGTCGGGCATGGCTGGCACTGACCCAGCACCAAACTCGCAAGGTGAGTATGTTTTTCCTGCCGTATCTAACACCTTAGATAGAATTAATAATACTTATAGCATCAAAATAACTATTGATATTGACGGCGAAGATAGGGTGAATTTTATCCCAATTCCCGCTTTAGAAAAAATTTACAAAATCAATGGTGCTATTGATATAAATAATTCTAACCAACTAACAGGTTCTTTCTGGATTACCAGAAAGGGTAATTTAATGACAACAAGTTTAGGAACTTGTTCTTATGTGATGTATGATGCTCAGGGCAACTCACTGTCTATTTCTGGGTCGGGCATTACTGCTGATGCTAATGGGTTTTTTGTAATAACTCCAACAACGTTCACAGGCTATGATTCAACAAAAGCATATGTAGCTAAGGTGACTATCATAGCTGATGGAACACAAATTACCGAAGATATAGTTATCGGAAATGAACCTGAAGTTTTTGACAACAAGGCTGTATTCTCTATAAACGCTTCTAATCAGTTAAGAGCCACATTCTGGGCTACTAAAAATAATCAATTACTCAGTGGTTCTATTTTGGGCACTGCAAGTTATCAGATATATGATGCTAGTGGAAACCCTGTTGCTGGTTTAACGCAGTCTGGTATAACTGCCGATGCTAACGGTTATTTCCATATAACACCCGTTCTTGCAACTCTTATTACAGATTTAACTCACTATACAGCTAAAATTACAATTTCAGTAGCTGGGTTGAATAGAGTTTCAACTAGAGCGTTTACATTATTGGGGACTTAATGCCTGTATCTAGGAAGCTTATAGCGCACGACAATAACCAAGATGCTCAATGGTTGAAAGTCGATCATTCGAGTCGCTATATTGAAAATCATAGCGAAGAGTGGCAATTTCTTTTTAATTTGGATTCTAGTTTAAATACAAGTACGCAAGTTTTAAAATTGGGAGCAGAGTTTAATACTCAAACACTTGATAAGATAAGAGTAGTAGCTTATTTATACAACCCAATAACAGGAAGCGTAGATAACGCATCATCTTGTACATTTAAAATTTATAAAGTGGAGGATTTAATAAGTCCTAGATGGAATGATAATCTTGTTTATACTGTTTCTGGTATTCAACAGCCAAATCAGTATTTTTTTCAAGAAATCGATTTAACAAGTATTCCATCTGTTAATTTGGATGGAGAAAATACTATTTTACTAGAAGCTTCTGTAACAAGATTAAATGTAACTTATCGAAATCGGTTGTATATTAATCATTTGGGTGTTTACTCAAGTATAGTTAAGCTTCGTCAGGATGTTGACTTTTTGGATATTACAAAATTAGATGAATAGGAGAGTTTATGGCATTGCATGCTTTTTTAAAAAATAACGTGGTGGTAAAGGTTGATGATATTGCTAATGAAGAGCAGTATTTTCAAGAAATGTTAAAAGGCTATCAAAACATTATTGATGTTAGTGGTCTTTTAATTTCCCCAGAAGTCGGTTGGGTTTTGCAAGGTAATCAAATTGTCCCCTCCCCTTCTCAACAAATCACAGTTCAAAAAATGATTGAAAGTCGAATTAAACACTATCAGTCTTTAGCTCCTCAAATTCTAGTTGATTTATACGTTCAAAATACGCTTTTGGGTATAACAGCAGCTCAATCTCATGCAATGTTTGTAGCTTATTCGGATGTTCTTTTGGCTATAAGAGAGGGAGCTTTCCCAACAGCGCTGTACGCTCTACAGCAAAAACAACCCGAAGGGTTTGTTACGCAAGAAATGATTGATGGGTGGATAAATTTACTACAGTCAAGGATACAGGCATGATCGACACCGTAACTATTGGCTTTAGTCGCCCCAAAAATCACAAATTTCCTATTGGTTCTTGGTTAATAAGACTTCATCAAAGAACCCCATACTCCCATTGTTATATTCGTTTTTATAGCGAATCTTTAAATCGAACATTGGTATATGAAGCGGTGGGAACTGGAGGGGTAAGGTTTATAGGATACAAGGCTTGGAGCGAACATGCCGAAGAACTTTTATCTTTTACAATAAAAGCTAAAAAATGCAACTATATCACAATGCTTCAATCTTTTGTTGATGAAGCTGGAGCCTCTTACGGTTGTTTACAAAATGTTGGAATTTTTCTTGCCAATGTTTTTGGATGGAAAAACAACCCTTGGAAAAAAGGAAGGAACTGTTCTGAAATTGTAGGACTGTTTTTAAAATCTGAAGGGTACGAGATAAACAAACCCCTAGATTTACTTACTCCAAAGGACATTGAAAGTATTTTAAAAACAAAAGTTGCTAAACAAACATAATTAAATTATTTAACTTTGTTTATAGCCCAAGCCCCTAAAAGCACAGAAGCCACACCTAGTCCAAAATAGGCAATTCTTTCTAATTTGACGTCTTTTTGACTTTTTTGCAAAAATTCGTATTGTTTATAGGCTTCTTTTTCCCAAGTATTGGCTCTTAAATCCGCTTGTTTAAGGGCTAAGTCTTTGAATTCAATCGTTTTTATTAAACTTTGAACTTGCTCTTCTCTAAGTTTTTCTGTTTTAACTAGCTTACCAACGGACAGATGGCACTGGGAAGAATAAATAAACCTATCGCCATCACGCTGGATCGTAGACCAATCACAGGCAAAAGTATTAAAGCTAAAAATAAACAGTAGAAAAAAAGCTTTCGTAATATTTACTAATCTTTTTTTATCTTCAGATGCCATTCCAAATCCCCTTCTTCTTGTTTAATTTTTTCAATCTTTTTAGCAATTTCGTCTGCTTTCTGTTTTTCTTGATTTGCCTTTTCTTCATTCTTTTTTTGTTCAGACAAAAGCTCGCTATTTTTTTTAACAGCGTCAATTAAACTTTTTGTAGCCTTTTGATTTGTCGATTTAGGTATCAATAACCTATAAATTATAAAACCAATAATAGTAATTGGCAATAGTAGCAACCACTTACTGAATTTCTTGAGGTTTTCTTTCATTTTCAAATCCTTTTATTTTTTCAAGTTCTTGCTTAAATAAATTTTCTTTAATTCTTTGTGCTTCTCTGTAATCTTTTATTTCTTCGGAATTTTCTAGTAACTCGGCACGCTCCCATTCTTTAGGGTTATTTTGAATAGCTAAGGCCCAAACATAGGCGTCTTTTTTGGATGGTTTTGACTTCTTTTCAGAAAAGCTTTGAGCTTCTTTTAGTTGTTCCCCAGCATCAACTTGTAAATATTTTAACACTTCAGGATGAACAACCTTAAAAATCATAGCATACCTGCCAGCATTGCTAACTTTCACCTCTCCCACTTTCTCAACCAAACCCTTGCAAATTCTACGAATAATTGAGGGGTAGCTATCGTTTTTAAGCCCCAAAGGAGACTCCCAATTTACATCTTTTTTAAGAAGATCTCTAAGACAAGATCTGTTAAGTATAAAAACCACCCTACGCTGGTAAATAATTGAATTTAATATGGAAACGGTGGCTTTTGTCAACCATTCTGAGTTTTGACACCCGACATATTCCTCCGCCACCATAGCCCAAGCAGGGTCATTTTCAATGTCTGATTTCGTAATCTGTTTTGTGGCTTTTAAGATAACATAACTACCACGGTCAGCCTCTTCAATGCTTTTTGCAATTTTCATTTCCACCTCCGTTTAGATATACCACAGCCTCATCAAAAACGAGGGGACGCAATAGGGGACGCAATAGGGGACAAAGAAGAGGGGACGTAGTAATAGGTAATACTAATAAGAAATAAGAAAGTAGAAATAGGAAAGTAGAAATAAGTAATAGTACGAGGGGACATTTGCATTTACTTTTGCTTTTGTTGTGGTATATTTTATACAAAAAGGGTTGTTTATGATTTATTTAGGTGTTTTTGAAGCTTGGAAGAAAAATATCAGCGAATCACTTGGTAAAAGCAGATTTTTGGCTAGGTCTAGACAAGATGCTTTAGGCGAGTTGGTTGATATGTTGATTGAGGAGAAGGTTTCTTACGACGACGCCCTTAAATTAAAAAACAACCTAAAGAATTGCTTGGTCACTAAAAAAGGGCTTACTGGAGGTGGTAATCACAAAGGTTGGAAAGAGGCGGTTGAAAATGACTATCTACGCATCTTATACGAGTCCTACAAGCATAAAAACCTCCTACCCCTGCCCCATGTAGGGGGTGCTTCTCAAAACGCTTCTAAAGCCAATTTTGAAGCTAATAGAGTGGTGTCAAATTTACACCCTTTAATGGAAATTTGGGGAAAACAAAAATATGGGGAAGTTTGGAATGAGGAATTGGCAGCTTTAGTTGGCACTCCAGACACCTCTTTGCATAACTTATTTTTGGATGAAATGTTTGGTTGACACAGCCATCTGCTTGGTATAAGATGTTTTAAAGGCGGTGCGTTTATGGAAGAGACAATTGAAATTTTAAAACAGCAGGCTGCAGGATATATGATTATGGCCAAAGCGCTCAAAACACAGAAAATCAATCCTAAGCATTATTTGGAAGCGGCCAAAGCATGTTGTGAAGAAGCTGCTAAGTTGCAGCAAAAGCTTAATGAAATCGAAGAGATGATGGCTGCATAATGTATTTTCATGAGTATTTTGGAGTGGTGTCCATTTTACTAATGCCAAAAATATAATTTAGGAGGTTTTATGAAAAAATCCAAATACTTAGAAGCAATTGAATGGATTGTTTTAAACGACCTCCCGCCTGCAGATGACGATGGATGGATAAGCGTTTGTTTAGTGGCCGACCTATTTAACGTAAAAAGAAAAAAAGTTTTAGCTGATGTTAGAGATTTATTTGAGCAAATGAAACTAAAAAAGTGGGAGTAAGACTTCCTAACAACCATAAAGGATAATTATGAATGAATTTTTGCCAGCTAACCCCAATTATGCCGTTGTCACATCTGATACATTATTGACCGTGCGAGATGGTATATCGCTTTGTCATCAGTGTGGCAAAACTTCAAATGGCAAAGTTGATGTTTGCCGTCATCGTCATGAGATGGTTACTTTGCGAAAAATGGTTAAAGTTAGTGAAGGAAGTGTTGTTCCCAAGACTGACTACAAAGGCAATGATATTGTTGTGAGATTACCAAAAAACAAAGTCTCTTACATGGATTGGGACACTCAGAAATATGAAATTGGTTCTATTATTCAGAGTAAGTATTCTGACCATTTTCAAATTATAGACATTGAGCTAGAAGGGGAGTGCGGCTCTAAAAACCTTGTTTGGAATATTCAATATCAATTTGAAGAGCATGAAACCCTAAGAAAACTTATTTCTGATATTCGCAATGGGCGTGAAATTGTGCCATCACAGGAAAATACATATCTCATCAATCGTTACAGAAATTTCTTCTCTAAAGATGAAATTTTAAGTTACATGACGGTTGCTATAAGTGAAATCCACGAAAAGCAAAACCTTATAATCAGCACTATTCAAAAAATTTCCAACCGATTGACTGAAGCAGGAAATTCCTTGTTGGATTGATAATATGGGTTGGAAAGGACAAAAAAGAGAACGGGCTATGAACGCCCTTTTTGCAACAAGGGGTTTAAAATGAATATCACTGGAAAGCAAGATTTATTGGATACTATTGAATTTAATTACGGTCAACCTAGCGGTTTCACACACGAGCAAAACATTTTTTGGACTAAGCTAATCGATGAAGTATTTGAAAAGGAAACCGAGAAGCTCAAAAATCAACTTGCTGAAGCCGAGGAAGCTTTAAAGTTTTATGCTTCACTTTCTAATTGGAATGGGAAATGGATGGCTGATAGTGTTGACGCTAGCGATTGCGACTATCAGCAAACTATATCAGAAAGAGTTGGTGGTAAAAGAGCTAGGGCATATTTTGAGAGATATAGGGAGATTCAAAAATGAAAATAACCGAAGAGAGCGGAACCAAAACCTACGAAATCGAAGAGTCTGATTGTGTCGATAAGGGGTGGTGTTTCGAGATTGATGGGGCGACTTACGATGGGAACCTAAAGGTATCTTTACCTAAAACTCTTGTAGTGAAGGGCGATCAAAGAGTGAATGGCTATCAGATTGTGATAGGAGATCAGGTAGTGACTGGCAATCAAATAGTTAAAGACTGTCAGATAGTGAAAGGCCTTCAGATAGTGGAAGGCGATCAAATAGTGAGAAGCTATCAGACAGTGGATGGCGATCAGACAATAAAGGGCCATCAGATAGTTAAAGGCGATCAGACAGTAAGAGGTTATCAGACAGTAAGAGGTTATCAGATAGTGGACGGCTATCAGATAGTGGAGGGCGATCAAACAGTGAAGGGCGATCAAACAGTGAAGGGCTGCCAGACAGTGAGAGGCGATCAGACAGTGAAGGGCCACCAGATAATGGACGGCTATCAGAAAGTGAGTGGCTATCAGATAGTGGAAGGCAACCAGAAAGTTCGTTATAAATCTATGCCCTATATTTGTCGCCATCTCGTTCAATACTCTGCTACGACTATTAAAATCGGTTGCAAAGAGAAAACCACAGAGGAATGGAAGAAATGGTTTGCTGGCGACGAAGTTTATCTAACGCCAAGAAGCTGCCTCACTTTCAAAGATATTGAGAAAGCTTTCCGTATTGCCGCTACAGCACAGAAGTATGATAGAGGGCTAATGAGAGAGGAGATTTTGAAATGATTGAGTCGTGCAAAAAATGTAATTGTGATTTTCTAACCGAAGCTGACCCGTACGGAGTAATTCCATCATCAAAGGGGTATTTGCTTTTTTGTAGCACTTGCTTTGCAGAGAAAACGTATGAGCCAGCAATAATCAGAGAAATTCAATCCCTAAAAACCCAGCTCGAGGAAGCTGAGAAAGTGATTAAGTCAGCAATGAGAAGCTGTAGCGAAGACTGTGCGAGTGTTAGACACTTACCAAGAAAATGTGATTGTGTTGCACAACAAGCAAGAGGGTATTTTGAGAAATACAAGGAGAAAAAATGAGTGTTAAGTGTGACTATTGCGGAAAATTCAGAAAAGACGAATTCGTTGAGATAATAGAAATTGTTTGCGGAGATGGGTTTTCTGTAGATAATTATGCTATATGTGGAGAGTGTAAAGATAAACAAGAAACTAGTATTGATAAATTGGAGTCTATCCCAAAACGCTAAGAATAAAAAGCTAAGGATATCAAATGAAAGCATTTGTAAACACAACAGTAACAAAACAAGAAATGGATGAGGCTAACCCCGAGAGCGCAGAAGCTATAGTTGCAAAACACTTGAGGGACAGAGGGTTTGCGGTTGCAATAAAAGAAAGCGAATCCTCAAACGGAATAGACATAGTTGCAATAAAGAATGGTAAGTATTTTACCATTGAGGTTAAGGGGTGTATTGCTAGCACAAGAACACTTGTAGTTGGCGGACTATCAAAAAGCGGATTAATAAGCACCCATGTCGCAATAGTTACTCCTAAAAAGAATGTTATTTTTCAAACAACAGAAGACCATTTAAAGCTTTGCAGAAAAACTGACAAAAGAAGGGCTGTAACAAAGTTAGTAGAAATATATGACTGCTAAAAGGATTTTTTGACCTACGTCAAATTTGCAGACAAGCTACTTGAATTAATCAAACAAGAAAATTAATGCCACATAGGAGATTATTAAATGAAGCCAAAAAAGCAAAAAAATAAAGAGGCGGTAATGGTTTGGCTTCCAGATCAAGGTGAAAATGAGAAAGATGCTAGAGTTCGATATGCTAGAGACATAGAGTCTCTTGTTATAAAAGCCGCAGAGGAGTCTTACAGTAGCGACCACTTAGACCCTATTCATTTTGAAGAAACTGTTAAAATTAAACTAGCTGACGGGACTATAAAAACCTTTATCGTCACGGCCGAGGTCAATATAGATTTTTATGCAGAGGAGCAGAAATGAATCCAACAAAGCAACAGATTGAAGAAGCGGCACGTAAACACGCCCATGAACAAATTAATGAAGTCGAATATAACTCAAGGTCTGATGACTTAGAATGTGCCTTTATCGCTGGCGCAGAGTACATAATAAAATCCCAACCCCAAATTTCAAAAGATTTTGAAGAATATGAAAAGAAAATACAGCATCTTGAAGGTCATATTTGGATCGCAAAGGATTCTTGGAACGCTTGCCAAGCAATGATGCAAAAAGAGATCGACCATCTTAAGGACATTAACTTTGAGCTTTCGCAAAACCTTCTCTGCGCTCAAGACCAAAACCACTATTTTAAATTGATGTGTGAGTATCGCGACAAGCTACATGATGCAGAGAAAAAAATTGAGGAGTTGCAAGAAAGTAAAAACCGTGGTAATGTTGATTCATCAAGTAGTAGCTTTTAAGACATGGCTTCTGCTTTAGAAAAATTGAAGGGGCTGCCACCCCCTTCCCTATAAAAGGACATTATGAGGCTAATTATTTTTTGTTTACAACCGCTGTGTTTTGTCAAGAAATTCCTGATGTGAATATGTTAAAGCAATTAAGTTTAGAGAATAAAGGAGAGAATAAATGATTTTTAAAATTAAACGTTTATATTATAACACCTTTAAATCACAGTACGTAGAATCACCAGAGCAGGTGTTTTTATTAGACAGAGCAATTCGAGCCATTACCATTGATCCCGATAATAAACTTGGACGCATTTTCACCGATTATGACCCACAGTATCCGATCATTCTTAAAGCTCAAGATGCTTTAGAGATTGTCGAAAAATTGCAAGCGCACAAAAATTAAAAAAGGCTAAAAAATGAGTAAAGATATAATTTTACAGGGTTCTGAAGCTGAATTTACGGTCTCTGTGATCGGTAAACAAACGGGTGAAACATTTCAGGGCACCTTTAAAGTTAAATGTTTCTTGTCGCCAATAGATACAATAAAGGCTGACAAACTTTACCGAGAGTTGCTAGGCTCTATTACGCCCCATTTGGCTTCTACAGAAGCCCAAAACATGTGTTTTGCCCTTTCCCAGCTTAAGTATAGGGTTAAGCAATCGCCTGCGGGCTGGAAAAATGAGGAAATTGACGGCGGTCACTTGGATATGAATATTGTAGTTGAGGTGCTTAATCATGCAATTGAGGCTCAAACTATGTATCAACAAAGATCCAAGGAGAGGCTTAAAAAACTTCAGGATCAATTGACTAAAGATATAAAAGATGGGAAAATTCAGCCAGAAGAGGAACTTGAGTTGCCAAATGATGGAGGGGATGTTTAATGAACATTCAGCAAATTCGCAATATTAGAACTTCAATTCATTATGCCTACAACTATTCGCGCTGGCTTGATGAAAATCAATCCTTGCGTCCTGATAATGAAGATTCGCCTAAGGCCAAACAGTTACAAAACATGCTTCTTCAGGCTTTAATTGAAATTGATAAACTAACAAATGATGAAGATTTTTAATAAAAACAACAACTTAAATATTTATTTTTTTCTTTATTTTTCCCTTCATGTCGTGTATAATGGGTAAAAGGGAGAAATTATGAAGCAATTAGAAGTAAACTACCAGCCACTTTTTCTCGTACACTATAAAAACCCATGGAGGGATTATAAAGAAATGGTAAGACAAAGCACTCTTGACAATTATAGGCAATACCATGTAAGTGCTGTGGTTACAGTGCTAGAGGAAATTAATCCCTCCCCAATTCCTGTAACTGTTTTTCTTGCCAAAGTGACTGAGCGTCGTTGTTATACAAAACATGAATATGTAATAAACTCCGAAAGAGAGTTGACGGATTATGATTTCCAAGTGCTAAGGTCTTTGGGTACGTTTATGAACGGACAAGTGAATGGAAAGGTTCTTTCGCATAAAAAGAACGAAGATGGTACTTATACTTATAATTTGGTGTCTGAATGTGACAGTGGGGACTAAAAGGAGCAATAAATGAGTAAATTGATTTTAATAACTTATGGTAAGAAATCCGTACCAACCTATGATATGGGAGGGTTTCCTGACGAAAGGTTTGTTGAGGACAAGTCTAATATTGTGATAGTGACAAAAGTATCCAAAAATGATATGGAGTTTGCTTTTGATTTTGACCTACTTCCATTTTCTAAAACAAGGGTTATGGCCCACCCCGAACTTACTGAGCAACAGATAACAAAAACCTTGATTGGCTATTTGGACTTCATAAATGAAATAGATAAATGAACACTAAGTTTAACCCCTACCTTTTAATCCAAACAGAGGCAATAAGTTCTATTTTAAATAGGACAGACCTCTACATTTACAGAAAAATCTGTCGCTGGTATTCGACCACCTTCCACACGCCCCTTCACATTGTAAATTCAATGCCTTACGACGAAATCCTTCTTCATTATTATGAGCATAATTATGAAAAACTGCCATATAATGAAGTGCTAAGGCTTGCCCATGAAGTGCTTCCTGAGCTGGCCCAACAAAAAGAGAAGGAAGATGAAGAGTTTATTAAAAGCCTTCTGGAGTCTAAGTCTAAAAAACAATCTTTAAATAAATCAACCACCCAAAGTCCTAATATTCCAGCCAAAATGGGTGAACCCCTACCAGAATCACCTAAGGAAATATTTAAGACTTTTGACGTTGATGAGGATGAAGACCTTACATAGCCACAAGGCATGGGTTTATTGTAGCGTAAAAATCAGTAGTATTGTTACTGATTTCTTTTCTTTTATAAACTGGAAAGCATGGAAAATTTAAAGTTAGAGATTGGTGTAAAGGTTAATGACCAAGAAGTTGACCAAAATTTAAAAAGGATACAGGATAGGCTGAAGCAATTGCAGCAGGTGTCTAGCGGTCAGCTTTCTCCACAATCTCAACAGCAAATGTCAGGTCAGAACCGAATTTTGCAGGATATGCAGAAGAGGTATATAGACGACCTAAATAGACAATACCAGCAAATCCAGCAGACAATGAAGGGGATTGATAGCCTTTATGAGAATTCGCTTAAAAGCGATAAGGCTAGGATTGCCGCTCAAGAAAAGCTTTTGGATCTCAAAAGAAAAGAAAAAGAGATAGCTGAATCATTAAATAGAATGGGCGTGTCTACAACGCCTAGCGCACAAACACCTTCCATTCAAAAGCCCGAACAACCTCAAGACGAGAGTCGTTTTCAGGGGTTATTAAAGAATTTCTTAACAGCTACAACGGCCGCCGCCATTATTAATGGTGCATTGAATATCTCTAGGAATATGGTCAGAGCAGAAGGAAGAGAGTCTCGCAATGAGGCTATTGGTATTCAATCTGCTTTTAGACCTGTAGCTGAAGCAATGCAGGGTAGAGGTTACGAAACAGCCTTTTTTGGAGAGGAAAGGGCTAGAGCTTTGCAAATGGCCGAAAAGCAAATGGGCAGAGAGAGCATTCTTGGAAGACTTCAAGCCCTTAATCCTTTTGGTAGCGCCGCTCAATTTGGAGGCATGGCTGCTGGAGCGGGATTGGGCGCAAAGGTAGGTGCTGGCGTAGGTGCAGGTTTTGGTTTTGGGTTTGGGGCCATTCCCGGCGCTGTAATTGGAGGATTAGTTGGTGGAGTGGGCGGCTTATTGGCTGGTTCAGCTACTGATGAAAGAAATAGGTTGGCACTTTTTGACCCAACTGGATATGAAAAGTTAATGACTGCAGAAGGCATGAAAAACTTCGAGCAGCTTGAGGCGGCAGAAAGGGCAAAAGATCCTAGAAAGGTTATTGCCGCTGAATTTATGGCTAGAAGGGGGAGAGATCTTCTCCAAGCTCAAAGGGCGATGGGTGCGGGCACTCAGTTTCAAGATCTTCAGTCATCCCTTATGAGCAATATGACGTTTGGCGGAGGAGCCTACTCCCTTGATCAAATTTTGGCAAATCAGTCTGCAATGATGCAAGCAGGAGCTTCTTCGGCAGATCTTCGTGGGAATTTGGCAGGGTTTGCGAGCGCTGCCCAACAGTTTGGGGTTAGTTCTGCAGCTTCAGTTATGGGTAGAATTTCTGCAGCAGGAAACCAACAGGGCACTACTGACGACGCTTTTGCCAGAATTATGACCATAGCGGTTAAAAATGGGGTAGATCTTTCCAAAATGCCCCAAGAACTTAATAGATTTGTAAGTTTGGCCTCAGAACTGGCTACTCAAGGCGGTGGTTTTAGTCAAAAGGCAGCAGAGGTGTTTGCTGCAGGTATGACTGACTTTTCTGCAGTTTCAATGCAGGGTGCAAAAAGCTTTACTGAGCAGTTTCAGGGTAGGGCGGGAACGGCAGGCGGCCTAGAAGGCCAGATTGGTTATGGGTTTTTGTTGGGCGAAGAGGCGGAGGGTATTTTAGGTGCCGAAAGCTACCAAAAAATGAAAGAAAACAATCTCACGTCAGTTTTAAACACTATGACGGCAGAAGAACTTGAAAAAAACCCAACACTTCTAAAAGGTTATGCAAAACAGCTAGGCACTACACCAGAAAAGCTCAAAGAGCTTGTTTCTAAGAAAGATTTGTCTAAAAACGTTCGCACAGCCCGACAGAAAGAAGCTCTTTCAAAGCTTGGAGAAGCAATTAAGGGAAAATCTGCCGAAGAAATTAAAGCGTTTTATGATACCGAAGAAGGGGCGATGCTTTATTCTGAAGCATTTACTGAAAGTCGAAGAGCTATGGGTGAAAGCTTTAGGCCAGATGCCATGGGGCGCTCCGCTATCACTGGTCTTAGCCGTTTAATGGTAGGCGATCAAACCATTACTTCGGAAGATGTTGAAAAACTTAGAAAAGATATGTCAGGGCCAAGAGGTGGGCAGCTTGAGGCAATTGAAAGATCCCGAGCTATGGGTGATCAAATGCAGGTGGAAAACCTCAGCAAATTTGTAGATCAAATGGGAAAAACTGCCGAATCTTTTGATAAAAACTCAGCAGCTTTTGAGGCGGCTTTTGGGGTTTTTATTAGATCTGCCAAAGAGGGCGGAGATGCTATGTCTAAATATAAAGATGAAATACTCAAAGCTATTCAAGAATTGCAACGGCAACTTCCTCAAAATCCCGTTGCGATACCTAGCAGAACTCAACCTAAGTCTGGTGCGAGCAACTAATGTACGTTAAAACAATTAAACAAAACACTAAAGATAGTCATCAAACCAGCCCTTCCTACGTTCTCACTTTTATTCGTTGGAATGTTAGGGACACTTTAAATACGGACGCTGAGCCGTTTGATGTAAGAAAACCGTTAGTGGTTTACAATGATGCTACTAATATTCGCGTATCTATGTCAAAATCCTCCAAAACCCCTACAATGTCGGCAACTCTGATGGGGGGAGATATTAATTATTCTACTGCAGTTCATCCGGGCGATTTAGTTTTTGTTAATATACTTGATTGGGGTTCACACGCAGTTAAAGTGGCAGAAAAAGCCTTTAATTTGCAACCAATCAACGGAATTCATGACGGTTTTAAGGGTTTTTTTAAGGTTCAGGCCGTCACTAGAAACCTTGTTACATCTGAAGATGGACACAAAACCTACTACTATACAGTAAGCGCCGCTGGATTTACAGAGTTTGATTCTACTTATCTTTACAACCCCGCTATTCAAGACGCTTTCAAGCAAGACGCTCAAGCTCTTTTTATGAGTTTGGTAGGAGAATATTATTCAGATAAACTCAAACAAACAGTTTCAATTGAAACTATCCTTCAAGATTTATTTCAAATATTAATTGGCAAATCTCCCCGATCAAACAATGTAAAAGTTCCAAATTACGGTAACTTACATTACAGAATCCCTACCTCTGTTGGACAGCTTCTTGGAAAAAAAGATGCAAAATATGTGTGCGATATCTACAACTTAATTACAGGCATTTGGAGTGGGGGTTCTAAAAGTGCGGCCTTGACTGAATCGTCAGGCTTTAATCCCAACATAACCCCTACCTCTGAAACAGCTAACATTTACAACACAAACATTCCCTTGCAGGGCTGGAGAATTATTGCCCCCGAAAACTGGAACTATAAAACTGTATGGTCAATTCTTAACGACAATCTTAATAATACTTTAAATGAAATGTACGTATCTTACAGAGTTTCCCCAGATTCTAATTCCGTAATGCCCACAATCATAGCAAGACAAAAGCCGTTTTCCAACCCAAACTTTGTTCCACCCGCAGGCTATAGCGTAACTAAATTTACTGAACTACCACGCTGGAAAATTACCCCTGAAATGGTAAAGTCAGCTCAATTCTATAAAAATGAAGCACTTAGAACTAACTTTGTGCAAGTTTTTACTCGCAATTTAGCAGAGCTTACTAATGAAAATATGGCGACCAATATTGCTGAAAGAAATTTTGTACAAGATGCTGAAGACATTCAGCGCCATGGATTAAAACCTTATATTACAACCTCTAATTTCGACTTTCCAGTTAATGGGGATGTAAAGGTTAGAGCAAAAGAATGGACTCAGATCGTTGCAGATTGGGTCATTAATGGACACCTTAAAGAGGCGGGAACTATCCAGTGTGTAGGCATTGAAGAGCCCATAGCTGTAGGTGATAATATAGAATTTGATAATGTGGTATATCATATAGAATCTATTGACCATGTTTGGCAAATAATGAGAAATGGAAATAAACAATTTATCACAAATATTAATGTAAGTTATGGAATTGACTTGAGATCTAACAGTAGCCAAATAGTTTTCACTGAAATGGAAAGAACTGATAGGTACACAAAAGGTGTTGATGACTATAAGTATGAAAAAATCCTTCCCGGAATTTCCGACTCCCAAGACATTTTTGGCAGGACTCAAGGGGAAGAGCTTAAGAACACTAAAGAAACATCCTTTCTCATACCTAACAAAAAAAGACAAGAGCCGCCTAAAGGTGAGGGTAATTTATGATCATTCCATCATCTTTGTATGAAGAAAGAAATGAAGAGCTTACAAATACTTTTTATAAATCTTTTAGAAATACATCTCTAAGAATTGGAATTGTTCTTAAGGTTTATGACGTAGAAGATGATCAGAATATTAATAAAATCTCCCCCGAATATGACGTCATGACTGTGGAGCGGGAGAGTCAGCTTGGGCCAAACACCAGTATCTATAAAAATTGCCTTTCTTTTGATGGTTTTGGTGGTGTTGCTGATTATTTTCAAATAAAGCACCGACCAGTAAAAGATGAAAAGAAAACTAAGTCTAAGGGGGCGCTGACAGACGAAACAGGAAGTATTGTGCTCCTTCTTTGTATTGATGGCAACTCAGACAAGGCTGTTATCATAAAATCAATGCAAAACCCAAAAAAACAAGTCCTCACCAAAGAAAAAGGCATTCACCTTGAGGGAGAGTATAACGGAATCAACTACCAGATCAATAAAGACGGTGAGCTTACAGTTACTTTCCGTTCCGCTACCGAAGATGATGGTACGCCCAAAGATAAGGATGCTGGCGGCTCTTTTCTTAAAATTGACAAAACAGGTTCAATTGAGCTTAACGACAATAACAAAGAAAGTTTTAGAATTGATAAAAAGAACAAAACAATCTCTGCCAATGCGGAGAAAGATATATCAGTTAATACTGAAGCCAACCTTAACCTAACGTCCAAGCAAAACGCTAATGTTAAGGCAAAAGATATCATAGCGGCGGCAGAAGGGAAGATCTCTTTTGACGCCAAAGCTCCGTCTGCTTTTAAGGTGAAGGGGGAGCTTACTATCGACGCCCCAACAATTAAGCTTCAAGGCTCAGATATGGTTATGATGCAGGCTAGTCAAATTCAACTTAAAGGAAATCAGGTGATGGTGGGCAATGGTGCTGCACCGGCCGTTACTAATGCGACTATGTTCATAGGTACTGGAAACTTGGGAGCGCCCGTAGTTTGCCAAGCTGTAGGCCCATTCTCTGCATCTGTCATGATAGGCGCTTAAAGGAATTTTATGTTACAAATGTACACAGGCTTTGCCATCATCATTTTAATGTTTCTATTTGATAGGTCAAAGCTAGACATCAAGCTTGATAAAGTGAGCAAGTTCCTTGCTTTTATGGCAATTGTTACAGCTTTTAGGCTTGCCCTTCACTCATTTCATAACACTCCACCTTCCACTGAAATTATCAACATTCCCTTCTACCTGTTCGCCTTAGTTCCTTGGGAAGATGCTTTTTATGTCGCCCCATTACTCTATATTGATGAAATGAGACAGGAAGGGAGAGTTAAGGAATGGGTGTGGAAGCTTTTAGTCGTTATTTCTTCCGTGACTTTTGGGCTTGGACATGCCTACCAAGGTCTTTTCGGCGTTCTTCTTACGTCTATTTACCCCTACTTCGTTAGCTTTAAATACTCTAAGCGTGTAGGTATGGGAACGGTTATGGTTTGTCACGTTCTGTATGACATGATTACATACGCAACGGCAAAATTTGGATGGGTAGTAAATCTCTAACATAGCAAAGAGAAGCTGTGGGCGAGATCGATTGGGGGTGGGTATTCGCCCCCTCTATTTTTGAGGGTTTATGGTAGCTAGATACAAAAGAAAAAGACATATTGAGAAAAACTGTTTGGACGCAAAGCCCAAACATGTCAATTTTGAAAAGTCCGAAAGACAGGCAACCAAGAAAGAAGTGAGAGAAAGGCTTGCTGAATCGGATTATTTAACGCAAGATCGTTTAGATGCCGAAGCAGACATAAAAGAGCGAATGGATCTGGGCTATTGGTGCTGGCAAATGGAGCAAGCAGATCCTAACTATGTATGTAGATGCTTTGAGAAGGAAGAAGAAAGCTAGCTCATGTACCAAGTCGTACGCAGAGATATTGGGGGACGGTGTAAAAACGTCCCCTTTTTTATTTATCAACAGGCAATAAACCCCTAAATAGCATCTCTGAAAGGACGATATCCTGAGCAACTACAACATTTTTTAGAAGCATTTTTTGGGAATTTTTGCCCACTTCAACCTCACCTGAGAGCAGGGCCATTTCAAATTCCAGTGTTTTTAAGTAAGAACGTACAAGATCGGTGTCACTCATTTCGTCAAATAATTTAGTTAGCCCTTTAATTGTTGATTTTTTCATTTGCTCACCTCCATTGTATCTGAAGAAATTTTTTTATCATTAAGCCACAAACTAACTTTTATTTTATTATCCGTGTCTACGGATTCAATCATCACCCTAAGGTTGTTGGTGATGATATCCAACACAGCATCCTGAATCAGACTTTTGGTTTGCTCATGTTGTTGTTTTTCAAACTCTGCCTTAGTCATTTGTATCCTCCATCTCTTTTAAAATGGCGTTAAGATAGGCTTTTACATTTTCTTCGTATGAAGAGTTAGGGTCATAATAGTCAAGCTGTTTACCTAAAACCTTATTAACCGCCTCATCGAATCCAAAACTAAACACAAATCTATACTTGACTTCCCAAGTAGGCGTTGGACTTGACAAAAAGTTTTTACAGATAGATTTTAAGCTTTCTTTTGAGTTCATATATTACCTTTTAGAGGTTTTTAATTATCTTCCAGCGCCTGTACAATAATCTCCGCCTGCGCCATATAGTCGCGAGCCAGATCAAATTGACCTTCGCCAATACGCCTCTGAATTTTAATCAAAGCTTCCTTTATAGTCAATAGCATCTCATTTCTCATAGCTTCAAGTTCGGCCTTTTCGATTGGGTTCATTTTTCATACCTCTTATTAACTGCGTCAATAATTTCTTGTGCCTTGGAAACAGCCACATCGACATTAAAATTGGTTATGGGCACGTCATTGGAAAGCCTAGCCTTAATAAGCTCCAAAGTGACGTGCAATAGTAGTTGCTTTTTAGACTCCGCAGCCTGTTCTTCTAAATAGTTTAAATTTACCGAATTTTTAAAAGTGTCAGTTGATTTAATTTCCATTGTATTTTCGGTTGGTTGTATGTCTGTATTTTCCATATTTTACCCCCTTAATGTAACGTGTTTGTCAGAAAACATCACCATCTGCTCTATGCCCTCATCAATTGTGACATGGTAGAGATGGACTTTCAAGTTGTTAAAGTTTTTCATGTTGGTTTCGGCAACGCTTTTAGCAAGAGACAGGATCTCAGACTTTTGTGCGTCGGTTATTTCTGGAGAGCAGGGAAGGTAGCCAGCGGGAATTGTGTGCTGCTCTACTTTGCGCCCTCTTTTCTTAACACCTACAACCGAAACACGTACTTTAAATTTTTCTTCCATAAGATCCCCCTTGTAACCAAATCTTACCATTTTTAGCGACTGTTTGCAAGAAAATAAATCACACTAAGGAAAAATAAATCCCAAGGGATTGTAATTGCTAACCCAGCGTATTCGTTGGTTTTTCTGGTATGGAGTAAATAAAACAGCGTTGCCATATCAATCCTGCAACCCTTCTCTGATGACTGTAATAAGTCTCATAACCAAAATCCCCGCCACAGATCCGCTAAAATGTGTGTCACTGATTTCTTTGCTAATCATAAAAACTAAAAAACTCATTGCAATTTGTACAAGTACAACTTTCATACTATTGCCTCCTTAAAGCAAAATAAAGACTGCCCAAAAATATGGCAGTGGTTAAATACAGGATAACAGGATAATTAGAAAAAACCCATGCGAGCATAATCAAAAAACATATACTAGAAACCAAAGTTAATAAAGCTGATATAAAAGCCATTAATCAACTCCAAAGAATCTAACGCTGCCATTAGGGTAGAATTGTAGGGTATTTTCAGAGGGGTTGTTAAGGTCTATCCCGTTTAAAGATTTGGCTATTTCTAGCAATGTACCATTACATGCTACATAACCTCTCTGGATGTATTTTTGCATACGCTCCAATGTGGACAAAGGAAATGTTATCTTGTTGATTCGTAAGTGCCTGCTTAATGTATCTTGGAAAAATGTTGTGCTAGCGTCAAATTCAACCCCACCGACTTTTAAACCCTCTTCTGTCACGCTTACGTTCGTGAAAACAACAGCTTGGCAAATTGTAAAGTCGAAAGACTCAATTAGTTCCTGCGGCATCGTAAAGTGTCTGCCTTTGATAACCTGAAACCAACGCTCTTTATAGGTATAGTTGGCAATCTGATCGTTTTCGTTTATAAGCTTGCCTTTTTCCTTAAAAAACTTGATTAGCTCATCCTCCGACTGCTTGTTAGTGGTGAACATGTCGATATCCTTGATCTCTGCGTTGGACAAATAGTCTCTGATGGCACCCCCAGCGATAAAGACATTGGGACGAAGAGTTTCGGGAAGTTCCTCAAGGATAAGTTTTTGATAGTGATATTTAAGTTTGTCAACGTTTTTCATAAAACTCCTTTTTAAATCTTTTATCATGAATACTAAATCGTGTCAACACCATGGTATATATTATTGTGACAATACCCTGCCTCCTTTGGGTATTTTCGCTTCTACCCCCCCCTAAAGGCCCCTTAATTGGGGCTTTTCTTTTTTTCTAAAACCGTGGTATATTGAAATATAAATGAGTTGCAATTAAAAACACACTGGAATAGACAAATGACATTTACACTTTATAAATGGCGAAATAAAAAGAATGAGTCTGAATTTAACAGCCCTGTCCTTTATTTAAGGAATGGGGTTGCAGTTGAGTTTTGGGGGTTTGGGTTTGAGTTTTCTTTTAACAAACTACACATTACCTTGTCTTTGTTCTCGCCCAACGCTATGTATGAAGCACAGTTTATTTTTAACAAAAAATATAACACATTTAAAGATAATATTTTGTTTGAGAAAACTTGGTAAATATAAACACACCCTTATTTCTATCCCGAGTGTTAGGATGTAGGGTTGGAAAGGCGACCGATAGCCGAAATGTTTCTAGAGCATTAAGTCGGTGACAGTTGTGGAGAGACACATTACTTACCTGTAGCTATATGCTACTGGTGTTCCTTAGGTGCTCTGGCTTGCGGGACGGAGTTAAATGGCTCAGATAAGAGCAGCAGCCTATTTATTTTTATAAGGGGCCACACAAAATGAAAAAAACATACGAAATCATTGTTGATGACGCATACTTCAATGAGCCAGAAGACTACCTCAAATACCTAATGTGTGAAAATCTAATTGTTGTAAACAATGGCTGGTGGAACAAGGAATGGCCTAAAGATAAAATAACACTCTCCGTTATATGCAACGACGTTTTTGCTTGGGGGTGTTCGGATGCTGAGGACATAAATTATTCTGATTTAGAACCTTTAGCCAAAGCTCACCTCAAAGACCCCACTTGGGGCGTAGTTGCTTGGTGCATTAAAAAAAGAAAACAAATGCCTCAAAAACCAATTGTTGTCAAAATGACAGAAGCAGGCTATAATCTAGAAGAGTTAATTGGCGAAGAAGGGGGAGGGTAAAATGAAAAATAAACAAAACCACAAAATTTCTCTTTTAGAGCTGGTAACTGGCACAGTGATTATTGCTGCTAAATATATTAGAGATTTGTTATCTGTTTTAGGAGCGTGTTACGTGCTTCCACTTATTATATGTCGTCTTGCCTACTATTTTGGCTTTTTGCCATTTATTAATGATGCGGATTTTTTTAAAGCTGTATCCGTTACCCCACTCCTTAACATTGGAGGGGCTGTGTACATAGTTGTTGCAGCCATTTTAGCATTGCCATTTGTAGTTATAGAGTGGTTGGTAAATTTAATTTATTGAGATAGGTTGAGGAGACAAACACAAATGACAAGTAAGAAAATGCTCGGATCTCTATTACTACTGACGGTATTTGTGATTGTATTTCTTTATTTGATATGGTTGCGTGGAATTTGGATCGCTCTAGGTTGCGCTGGTGTCACAATTCTGACCACCGATCTTATTATGATTGCAATTGATATGTTGACGGAGAAAAAGTGATTCAAAATACTTATAAAAGAATCGTAAAAGACGGTAAATTTTGTATTGAATATTTTGAAACGCATATCGGTAAGAGTAGGATTATTTTTGAATCCAAAAGTGAGATAGAGACGATGCGTAGATATAAGAGATTGAAGGAGCTGGAAGAGTACGAAAATAGTTTGTGGGATGAGTTTTTTGTAAAACAAGAGGAAAATGAAGAATGGTAAAATTTATAGTGAATTATATATCAAGCGACGATAGAATAAAAGAGCCGACTTGAAACAAGGAGAACAAAATGAGTGAAGTGCTTTATTCCCCCAAACACAATGAGATTTTTATATTCACAGGATGCTTTAGCTACGACGATAAAAAGAAAACCATGACTTTGTATGTTTTCTCGGGCAAAAAAGGTTATGCCACTATTAAGGCTAAAGACCTCGTTCATATAGGATGGCTATAAGCCAGACAAAAGAACAAACGATTGACGATTGGGATAGCATGGAAACACCAGACAAGTGGGTAATTTTAAAATTAAACAGCAACGGCAAAACCCTCTTTAAGGTACTGGCTGGGTGGTCGGGTTCTTATTTAAAGGGGCAGAGCTGGAGGATTAATAGCGGGATTGTTAAGGTAGAGTCTAACGACGACCACTATTTGTTTTATGGTCATTCTGGCTCTGTTTACAAATGCAGAAAAACATGTTATGGTATGAATGCGATTATGTCAAGCATTGCAGCTAATTTTGAAGGCAATCCTGACATAAAGATCATGGCTGAACAAGATTTCAGTAATTTGATGGGGGCGGTAGATGGGTAAAGATAACGGCTATTCTGATAGCAAAACAGACTCACAAGGCTCTAGGATCAAAGAGCTTGAAACGGAAAATCAACAGCTTAAGCAAATTATTAAGGAAACATTGCCGTTAGCTAGAGAATACGCTCACAAGAGATCCACATTTGCACCTACAATCGTTAATGAAGCCATTGATAAAGCATTAAAGCTTGGTGTAAATTTATGGAATGGACTGGCTCCCAAGTACGCTGATGACGGTGACTTTGGCAAATGGAACCCAATCGTTGGAAAGTTCGTGGAAAAAAAATGGGTTGAAAATCAACCTGTCGATGTCCGCATAGATATGGCTTCTAATCCTAACCTTGATCCAAAACTCCAAGAAACGCTGGTTGGAGATAAGAATTGGCGTGTTCGTGAAGCGATAGCTTATAACCCTAACCTTGATCCTAAATACTTTGAAAGATTGGTTGGGGATAAAAAGAGCAATGTTCGTGTAGCAATAGCCTCTAACCCAAACCTAGACCCAAAACTTCACGAAAGATTAGTTGGAGATAAGGATTGGGGTGTTCGTATATCAATTGCCCGTGCCCTTAACCTTGACCCAAAATTCTATGAGAGATTGGTTAGAGATAAGGATTGGGGTGTTCGTAGAACAATAGCCTCTAACCCAAACCTTGACCCTAAATATTACGAAAGGTTGGTTGGGGATGAGAATTGGGGTGTTCGCGCAGGAATAGCTTCTAACCCTAACCTTGATCCTAAATACTTTGAAATATTGCTTAAAGATAGTGATCCAGCCGTTCGTATAACAATAAAAAAGAATCCTAGTTATATTAAATTTGCCAATTTAAAAAATAAAGGTTAGAATTAGAAACATATATTAAATTTTATGGTAAATTTAACTAAAAAACATCAAGAACACATTAATTGGGCCAAAAAACTTCCTAACTCTAATTGGCAACTTTGGGCAACAAGACACTTTAAAAATAAACCAGAAGATTTTACACCAGAAATAAAACAAAAAATTGAACATTATGCTGGAAGTTTTCATATCCCAGAAATTTCAAAGGTTCGTTTTGAAAAACATCATAATTTGCATTTTGGCCTCCAAATGCTTGAAAATGCTGAAAAACAGTACAACGATAGAATAAAAAATAACTTAAATATTTTAAAACCTACTCCCGAAACCATTAAGTTCGTACAAGGAGTCGAAAAACCAAATAGACATTGGTTTAACTTAAGTAAAAGTTCTTGTGTGGACGAAGGAAAAGCGATGGGACATTGCGGAAATGTTCCTTTAAAAGTTAAAGGGGATGAAATATTGTCTTTTAGAACTGAACATAAAATTGGGGATAAAACCTATCATGAACCTCACCTAACATTTATTTATAATCAAGGTTTTCTTGGTGAAATGAAAGGTAGAGGAAATGAAAAACCAGCCAAACATTATCACCGTGAAATCGCTAACTTATTAAAAGATCCTAGGATTAAGGGTGTGATGGGCGGAGGATACGAACACAAAAATAATTTTCATTTCACTGATTTATCTCCAGAATTACAACAGGAGGTTTTAAAAGCAAATCCAAACCTAATTACTATGGATGACAGTGATGAGGATTTGCATAGAATTTTGTATGGAAATGTTATTTTTCCAGAAAAATATAAAGATATTTTAAAAGCAATTGCTTTTAATCCAAATTTAGATCCAAAACATCATGAAAGATTGGTTGAAGATAGTAGAGTGTATGTTCGTGAAGCAATAGCCTCTAACTCCAATCTTGACCCGAAATTCTATGAAAGATTGGTTAATGATAAACACTGGGCTGTTCGTATAGCAATTGCTCGTAACCCAAATTTAGACCCAAAACATTATGAAAGGTTGGTTGATGATAAGGATTCGGATGTTCGTAAAACAATAGCTTCTAACCCCAACCTTGATCCAGAATTCCATGAAAGATTGGTTAATGATGAAGTTTGGAATGTTCGCGCAGCAACAGCTCTTAACCCCAACCTTAACCCCAAATTCCATGAAAGATTGGTTGAGGATAAAGAGGATAGTGTTCGTCAAGCAATAGCTTCTAACTCAAACTTAGACCCAAAACTCCAAGAAAAATTAGTTGGGGATGAAAATAAATATGTTCGAGCAATAATGGCTCTTAACTCAAACTTAGACCCAAAATTCCATGAAAGATTGGTTGAAGATAAAAAGGAAAATGTTCGTGCAGCAATAGCTTCTAACCCAAATCTGGATCTAAAATTTCATGAAAGGTTGGTTAATGATGAGGATTGGAATGTTCGCACAGCAATAGCTTTTAACCCCAACATTGATCCAAAATTATATGAAAGGTTGATTGAGGATGGTGATTGGAGTATTCGTTCAGCAATAGCCTCTAACCCTAACCTTGATCCTAAATACTTTGAAAGATTGCTTAAAGATAGCGAGCCAATTGTTCGCCAAGAGATAAAAAATAATCCTAGTTATATTAAATGGAAAAAGGAGTGGAAAATGACTAAAGAAGAATTTGCAGAAAAGGTTTTAAAAAGTCCAAAAAATACTGTTTTTGTTAATACAGATCAGGTGTTGAATGCTATTGAGGTTTTTACTGATCTTGGCATGCTACCCCCTTTGACTAGAGCTTTGCCTGAAGATTTCTCAAATACAGGGTTTGACCAAGATTTTTTAGATGAACATGAGTTTCAAGTTAATAGGTGGGAGGAATAATGAAATATTACGATAAAACCAAAAGAAAGCCCACGGCTTTAGTCGTGGGAGCTGTCAGGAAATTGTTCTTTGCAAAACTATGGGAATTTATTTTTGGGTATGATCATCGAAGATGGTTCCCAGAGAAATGGGACTTATCTGAAGTTTTTATTTGGAAAGAATATGGTAAAAACGAAGGATTCGTGAGATATTATAAAAGCTCAGACAGATATTTAAAATTTGTCAACGGTGTTGACATTAAATTTTACGAAAATACTTTTAAAGTAAAATATATCGTCGGATATACTAGGACTGGAATCTGTAGTATCGGGGTTAATAAAAATAGATTAATGGGACTCGTACATGACAAATAAAAAGTTAATTATAAACTCCTTTTCGGAATGTCCTCATTTTGATAATGAATATTGGCATTATAGTCAAATATGTGAAAAGTTAAATAAAGAAAACAAGCAATATCTTAAGATAAAACCAAAAGAAAGCCCACGGCTTTAGTCGTGGGAGTATGTCAATGATTTGTTTTGAGATTGACTTAAACGGGGAACGGTTGTATAAAAGAATAAAGATTGAAAACCCAAATACAAAAGTGGAGATTGTTAATGAAACCATACGCAAGTCTTAACATTGAAACAGCAGGCCTAAATTCAAAATCACATGAAAGGTTGGTTAATGATGAGTCATGGCATGTTCGTAAAGCAATAGCCTCTAACCCCAATCTTGACCCGAAATTCTATGAAAGGTTGGTTGGGGATGAGGATTTGGATGTTCGTAAAGAAATAGCCTCTAACCCTAACCTAGACCCTAAATACTTTGAAAGATTGCTTGAAGATAGCGAGCCAATTGTGCATAGAGCAATAAAAAATAACCCTAGTTATATTAAATGGAAAGAGGGGCAGAAAAATAACTAAGGCTTTGCCTAAATACATTTTATCAGGAGAAATTTGATGAAACCTTACGTAAGTCTTGACATTGAAACAACAGGCCTAAACCCAAAATCACAAATACTTCAGATTGCTATGGTCTATGATGACCTTAAAACGCCAATCGATCAGCTACCAACATTTAACAAAAAGATTTTTTACGAATCATTCTCACATGCCGAACCATACGCTCTCATGATGAATGCTAAATTGATTCAGGAAATGTCAAAGGGTTACGGTAAGCTCGGAGACGATTGGATTCATAGCGAATATGCAATTGGCTATGTTATTGATT